ACAGAATACGCATGGCAGCCGAACGCGCTGCGGAGGTCACGGCATGAGACACAAGTTCAAGGTTGCCCCAGCCAACGAGCGCACGTGGAATGGCCGCGTCTACGCCAGCAAGGCAGAGATGCTGTACGCGCAGTTGCTCGCCGACTGGCAGTACCTTGGCTCCGTTGCATGGTGGCTGGAGCAGCCGCTGTTCCGGCTGGGTTGCCCGGAGAACACGTACCGCCCCGACTTCCTAGTGTGCTGGCGGGAAACCGATGGGCGCGAGTGGTGTCAGGCCGTCGACGTCAAGGGAGTGATGACGGCGTCGTTCAAGAAGAACGTCAAACTGTGGCGCCAGTACGCGCCGATGTCTCTCAAGATCGTCACGCGCGTGCGCGCTGGCAAGTGGGACGCGGAGGTCGTCGATGGAAAGCCGCGAACAAGAAAGGCGTGAGAAGCAATCGGTCGCCGACGGCGTCCGCAAGTATCACGCGATGGCGAACGAGGCCATCGTCGGCGGTGAAGGCGCGTCGCTTGGCGCTGCGCGCAGGCTGACGCGCGCATGGGTTGGGCCGCTGTTCGCGGCAATCCGGCAGGAGCGCGCCGCTATCATGCGTGGCCGTAACGGGCCGGGCTGCGCCCTGTATGGGCCAGCGCTCATGCTGATCGACGCCGACCGAAGCGCGCTCATCACGATCACGGAGATGCTGAACGCCGCGATGCGCGATGCGGACGGCGCGAAGATCGGAACGCTCGCATACAGAATCGGCAGCGCCATCATCGCCGAAGCGGAAGCGGACATCATCGAAGACAGCGGAGTCAGCATCAAGACCGTGATCGACAGGCGGCTCCGCAAGATCACCGCATGCAGCATCCATGCATATGCACGCTCGTCGATGGCGAACTCGCTGTTCAACCGCAAGGTGTGCGTCGCTCTTGGCGCAAGGTGCATCAGCATCGCGATGGCTGTGTGCATGACGGACTACGACGAGAAGCGCCCTGCGTTCGAGCGCTGCACGATCCGAAGGGGATCACGCCGCATCGGTGCAATCCGACTGACGGCAACGGCGGTCGCGCTGATCGACGAAGCGCATGGAGTTCGCTCGCTGATGCGACCAAAGCATGCAGCGATGATCGTTCCTCCAAGGTTGTGGAGCGAGGGCATCGGTGGATACCTGTCGCTCGACGTTCCGATGGTCGGCAAGACGACGCCGGAGCAGGACAAGATTCTGTGCCGCGATCCGCTCGCCAACCAGCGCGTCGCCCTCGACGTCGCGAGCCAGCAGCCGTGGAAGATCAACGCGACCGTGCTCGCAGTCGCCATCGAACTGTGGAAGACGAGCGCGAACATACCCGGCATCGGCAATCCCGACGTGCAGATGCCGACGCCAAAGCCGACAGACGAGCGTTCGTTGAAGGCTTGGAAACGCGAGGCGGCAGCGGCAATCGGTCGCGAGAGAGTGGCGGCGGCAGAGCGCTCGAAGTTCCTGCGACGCATGAGCGCAGCGCAAGACCTCATCGCGCACATCTTCTACATGCCGCATCGCCTCGACTGGCGTGGCCGCATGCACCCGATGCCTTCCGACCTGAATCATCATCAAGGCGACTTCAGTCGAGGGCTGCTGCTGTTTGCCGATGGAGGCGGCGAAGTCGACGAGGCTTGGTTCGCCATGCATTGCGCGAACACTTGGGGCCACGGATTCCAGCGCAAGTCGTTCGAGGAGCGCGTCGACTGGACGAGGAAGAACAGGAAGCGCATGCTTGCCGTCGGGCGTGATCCGCTCGCAGAAACATGGTGGCACGAAGCGGACAATCCGTGGCAGTTCCTCGCATGCTGCGTCGGAATCAACAGGCCGGAGGTCGCCGCATGCATACCCGTGCAACTTGACCACACGGCCAACGCGCTTCAGCACATCGTGGCGCTTGGACTCGACGACGATGCCGCCGAACTCGTCAACCTGTCGCAGTCGAACAAGCCCGTCGATCCATACGAGGTGGTCGTCAAGCGCATACATCGACACATATGCGAACTGGCAGAGAACGGCGACGCGATGGCGACGGAGGCGCTGCCGCACATCGTGCGAAGCGTGCTCAAGCGACCGCTGATGACGACGGTGTACAGGGTGAGCAGGCACGGCGCGGCGAATCAGGTGAAGTCTGCCCTGCCGAAGTCTGTTCCGATGGAGCGTCGGATGAAACTCGCAAGGTGGATCAGCGATCAGGCGCTCGACGTCATGCACGACGCATTCCGAAACGGCATGCTCGTCGTCGACTGGATCGAAGAGTCTGCGCGAGCATGCCTGAAGACCGACAAGAGCGCGATTCTCCAATGGCAATCGGCGAGCGGCATGCCGATCATCCAGCCGTACAGGCGCTTCAAGCGCAACGTCGTGAGGACGGCCATGCAGGCCATCACAATCGTCGACACGGATTCGAGCGCGCCGTCGGACAGGCGCCGACAGATGCGCGGCGTGTTCGCGAACTTCGTGCAGAGCCTCGAAGCGTCGCAGATGCACGGCATGGCGATGGCCGCTGGCGAGGACGGGCTGCCGTTCGCCGGGGTTCACGATTCCGTATGGACGACGTCGGAGCACGCGGCACAGATGCACGCAATCGCACGCCAGCACTTCGCTGGTCTGCACATGTCTGACCCCCTGACCAAACTCGCGGAGGAGTGGAGCACCAAGTACCCGGGCGCAGCCATCAGGCCGCTGCCAAAGCGCGGAAAACTGGTCATCACCGACACCGCCAACGCCCACTACATGCTGTCGTGACGCCCGTCTACTTCATCTTCGCCAAACCGCGCAGCACCAAAGACTGGGGAGGCGTGCGCAATATGTTGCGCATAGCGCGCAGGCACCCGATGCTGTTCTACGCATGGTGGCTTGGCCGTTGGACGCAGTTGCTGACCGGGCAGGAAGCAGCGCACGTGGCCGTCGGCCATTCGCAGGCCGTGTTCGACTCGACGGTCGCCGGGGCTGCCTACTGGCCGTGGCTTGGGTACTGGATGAAGTACCCCGGCACATTCGCCTACGTCAGGGTGTGGACTGATTCGCCGCCTGACCTCGACCAGTTCAGCCATATGGTCGGCAAGCGCCAGCAGGCGTGGAAGACCATCGTCAAGTTCTACACGTTCGACGTCATCAGGCCGTCAAACGACTGCGCCGACGTGGCTCGCACGTGCTTGTCCCAAATGGGAATCCCGACCCCAAGGTCTTGTAGATCACCGGGCGGGCTTCTACGGTATCTTGAGGAGCAAGGGTATGAAACCGTCCGCTTTGCCGATACACTTGCCGATGACGGTCGATCAGTTGATTCAGGAACTCGACATGCTGAACCCGCCAGTCACGCTGACGGCGCCAGCAAAAGCCGAAGACCTGATTGAACTTGCGCACCGCGTTGGCCGCAGGTCAATCGTCGATGAGTTGATTCGCCTTCAACGACAAGGAGCCGATGATGGGAGGTAGTCCCAAAATGCCCGAACCCGAACCGCCGCCGAAGCCCCCGGAGCCTGCGCAGCCGTTCTCATCCTTCGACGTCGACGCAGAGAAGCGTCGCCGCGCTGGCATGTCCAACCGACAGTCGCTTGTCATCCCAAAGGAAGGCATGAACGTCGGGTCGAACACGCCCGGCGCCGGAGGCTGATCAACTCCCGTGGCAAAGCGCGCTCCCAAGAACAGCCTTCGCCGTTGGTGGCAAGTCGCGGACTCCGACCGTCAGGAAGTCCTCGACCGTGCACGCCTCTGCGCATCTCTCACCAAGCCGTGGGTACTACCACCCGAAGGACACACGGCCAGCGAGAAGTTGCCGGAGGCGTATTCGTCGCTCGCCGCTCGCGGAATCACCAACCTCGAAGGTCGCCTTCTGCTCGCGTTGTACCCGCCCGGCATGCCGTTCTTCCGGCTTCGCCCGGCGGGCAAGTTCCGCTTCGACGGCAACGTCGATCCTCAAATGCTCAATGAGTTTGAGGCGCGTCTGTACCTGCAAGAACTGGCGATTCAAGCCAAGTTGGAGCAGGCAGACAAGACGCAGCGGAGCAACACGCGCAGGGCTGGATTCAGGTCGCGCAAGCGCACGTCGCTGTCGCAACTCCTCATCACGGGCGACACGCTTGAAATGCTGCAAGACGATTACAGCATCAAGGTGTTCCGTCGCGATCAATACGCGACCAACCGTGACAGCGGCGGCGACGTGCGCTACCACGTCATCAAGGAGCAGATCGACCCGCTGGCGATGCTGCCCGATCAGTTTGAACTGTCGGGCTTCGACCGTGGCGTGCTATCGGAGAAGCCAGCGCATGAGCGCAAGGCAGACCTGTACACGCTCGTCGAGTGGAACCCGCAGTCTCGACGCTGGGTGATCACGCAGGAAGTCAACGACAACATCATCCATGAGTCGGAGGAGCCGATCACTCCGTTCATGTGCACGCCGTTCGAGTTGGCGCCCGGCGAGCACTACGGTCGCGGCATCATCGAAACCAATCTTGGTGACGTGAAGTCGATGAACTCGCTGACAGAGCGCATCCTCGACTTCGCGGCGATGGCGTCGAAGCAACTGTGGACGCTGGATTACAACTCGCAGGTCAGGCCGAACGACCTGACGAAGCCAACCGGAAGCGTCATTCAGGCGCGCGTCGCTGGCGGTCAGGTTCAAGACATCGGGCTGCTCAAGGCAGAGAAGATGAACGACTTCCAAGTCGTCAGCATCACTCGCGAGGCAATCCGCAAAGACCTTGCCGTCACCATGCTGATGGAGGGCGAAGCGACGCCGACCGGAGAGCGCGTCACCGCGTATCAGGTGCAGCGCGTCGCGATGGAACTCGAAGGTGCGCTTGGCGGCGTGTACGCTCCAATCGCAGATCACCAGCAGATTCCGCTGATTGAGCGGATGCTGTATCAGATGCGCCGCGATGCGCTGCTGCCGCCGCTTCCCGACGACAGCATCGAAGTCGAGGCCGTCACGGGCATCAACGCCCTGTCGCGCGAATCGGACAGCGGCAAGTTGATGCAGGTACTTCAGATCGTTGCGCAACTTGGCCCCGAAGTCATGCAGCGGTTTGACAAGGGCGTCTTGCTCGACCTACTCATGCGTCAGATCGGCGTCTACCAAGCCGGGCTGGTCAAGAGCGAAGAGCAGATGCAGCAGGAGATGCAGGCGATGCAGCAGGCTGCAATGCAGCAGCAGGCTTCACAGCAGATGATCCAGTCTGCCGGGGCAATCGCCGAAAAGTCCGTGCCGCAGGCTGCGGCACCTATGGGAGCACCACAGAATGCCTGAAGGCGTTAGTCCTACGTTCGCGATCCAAGCAAGCGGCACCACTCCGGCGCCTGAACCGCAGGTCGCAGTCACCCCGACGACAGCAGAGTCCACGCAGACCCCGGCGCAGCAGGCTGCCAACGCGCAGCCTCCGATGACGGCCCGGCGATTCGCCGACAAGTACAGCAGCGTCGAGGAACTGGAGAAGGGATACAAGGAACTTCAGGCCAAGGTCGGTCAGAAGTTCCCCGACACCGCTGGCCTCGACATCCCGGCCCTGCTTCAGCGCGCTGGCCTGAAGAACGAAGAGATCATCACGAACTGGTCGTCGGAAGGTCGCCTTACCGACGCGCAGTACGCCAAGTTTCAGGCGCTGGGCTTCAACCGCACCGTCGTCGATGCCTTCCTTGCTGGGCAGCAGGCAATCGCCTCCGGCGGCCAGCGCGAGCAGGAAACGATCAAGATGCGCGCCTACGAGATGGCAGGCGGCGCGGAGCAGTTGCAGAACCTGCTCAACTGGGCTGGCTCGAACTACCCGCCCGACAAGGTCGACGAACTGAACCAGCGCCTTGCCAATGCTCGCGGCTTTGAGGGAGCGCTCAAGGAAGTGCTGTTCGACTACAAGCAGGCCGTCGGTGCCGGGTTCACCCGTCCGATGGCAAGCGGCAGCATGATGCCGAACACCGCTTCGGGATTCGCGTCCGTGTCCGAACTCGTCAAGGCCATGTCGGAGGCGCGCAAGGCAGGCCACTTCGACGAAGCGCTCAAGCGTCGCATCGCCAACACCCCCCAGCACATCCTCGAAGGAGTTGACCGTCAATGATCAACACGCCAAACGCTCTCATGCGCGAGCGCATGGAAACCCTTGAAGCCAAGCGCTGCGAGGTCATCTTCTCGTTCAACGCCGTCCGCAACTGCAAGTCGTGCTATGTGAAGCAAAAGTTCACAGGCAAGGTGCTTGCATCCGGCGACGGATACGACGATGTTGATGCGTTCACCGCTGCGTATAAGGCGCTGAACCTTGACGAAGTCGAGCAGAACGCTACGCCTGTCGCTGTCGAGAACGCATCCCTGCTCGACAAGATCAAGGAACTGGAGTCCAAGTTGGCCGCCGCGCAGGCTGCCGCGCCGCGCCCGGCTGCTGGCAGCAACCCGTCCCGGCTTGGAATGCGCGGATCAGGCACTTGACATCCGGCATCGTCCGGTACAATCAACTCGTCAGCCTCGCGTAACGCGGACACGCGAAAGCCCCGCTGTCGTGAGACACCTGTACACAGGCGTTTCTCATTCAGCACACACAACCCACCAAAGGTAGGGCTTTCACATGGCAGCAGGCGACAGCAATCCCACTCGCATTCTCGACAATCTTGGCGCAGGCACTCCCCGTGCTCTCGCGCTTCAGATGTTCTCCGGCCTCGTCCTTGAGGCGTTCAAGAACAAGACCGTCTTCTACGACAACACGGGCAACATCATGTCCCTGAAGGTTCTTCAGGGCAGCCACAGCGCGCAGTTCCCGATCATCGGCGACGACATCGACCTCGCAGGCACCAGCGGCAACGGCGTGACCAAGGGCTACCACACCCCCGGCACGTTCATCGCTGGCGAAACGATCAAGATGACGAAGACCTCCATCGAAGTCGACGACATCCTCGTCGCTGCGATGGACGTCGGCTACGCCGACCTCGACATCGCGCACTTCGACGTCCTTGGCCCCTTCGCGATGAAGTTGGGCCGCAGCCTCGCGCAGGACTGCGACAAGAAGATCGCGATTATGGCGCTCAAGGCCGCGCGAACCGCAGCCGTCAGCGGCATCCACAAGGGCGGTCAGTTGGTGTCCTACAACACCGCAGGCGCGCAGGCGGTCACCACGGCCTACGCCGACAGCACGGTTGGTTCGGCCCTGTTCCGTGGTCATTGCGCGGCGCTGGCCCGTCAGTTCGACGAGGACAACGTGCCGGAGGACGGTCGCTACCTGTTCATCCCGCCGTACATCCGGTCGATCCTCCGTCACGAAACGTCGATCTTCGACCGTGACTTCAGCGACCCGGGTGACGTCGGCAGCCTCAACGCCCGCATCATCGGCAAGTTGGAGGGGTTCAACCTCATCATGTCCAACAACCTGCCGTCGGCCACGGTGTCGGGCTACAGCGCTCCGGCTGACAAGTACAACATCACCATCACGACCGACGGCACGGGCGCCGCTGGCACGGGCCTCCCCGCTGCCATCGCGCTCTGCGGCGCCATCGAAGGCTCCGCTGGCGTCGGCATGGTGCAGGCTTCGGGCATCCGCTCCGTCATTCAGGACGACGAGCGGCGCAACACGAAGTTCCTCAAGTCGCAGATGATGGTCGGATTCGACGTCCTCGCACCGTGGTGCGCTGGAGCCATCGAACTCCACTAATCGTCACAGCCCCCCGGAAGGGGCGGGGGGTGGCTTTGGCCCCCCCCGCCCTTTGTCTTGAGGATCATCAAAGATGACCCGCGAAGCAGATAACACCGTTCGTCTTTCAGGTCGAGACTGGGTCGGTATCATCGCAATCGTCGTCACGGTGCTGATTGCCCTGCTGTCTGCGTTCTTGCACCATGACAGGCTGCTGATGCAGGTCGTGACGCAGCAGCAGGAAATGGATCGTCGGCTCACCAAGATCGAAACCAAACTGGAGGCATACAAGCCATGACCAAGAGTTGGAAGACCACCGTTGCTGGCATCGCTGCAATCCTTACCGCTGTCGGCTCTGCCTTGACTGCAATGTTCGACAACGATCCGGCGACCGTCATGGACATCGGCGCAA